CGATCTTGTCCGGCCCTGCACCATAGAGGAAGGCGTAGATAAACGTCTTCGCCTGATCCCTCGTTTGTAGACCAGCAGCTTTTTGGTTCTTCGTATGGACATCCGTTCCGTCCTTACTTGATCCCTCAACGACAGTCTTGACATAATCATCATCTTTCATGTAGTGAGCCAACATACGTAACTCAAGACCAGAGGCATCAGCCCCTACCAACACATAACCATCGTCCACAGTCCAGCACTCTCGACACTCAGGCCCATACAGTGACCCAGAGTTAGGAATCTGAGCCATGTTAGGACTACTGTGTGTCATCCTGCCTGTCACTGCTCCATTGGTCATAACCCTGCCATGCACACGACCATCAGAACCTACACAGTCAAACCAAGACTTGATCTGAGAGATACGCTTTTGCAAGAGTAGGTAGTCTTTAATCAGTTCCGCTGTCTGCTTTAGCTCTTGTTTGTTTTTCACAGTACCCTCCTTCTTTCGAGTCTTTTGTTTTCATCCGAAATACAGGCTCAAAACCATTAGGAGCGCCCTCTGGATATTCTTTTTTCCAGTAAAAGTGCCCAAGCCCTGTGTCGTAATAAGCGAAATGTTCGTATTCCACTTCACGATAAAGTTCTACCTCTAACCCTCTTAAAGCAGCCTCTGCTGCTCTTGAGGGAAGTGAGTATCCTTTAAGTTCAACAACAAGATTTTGAATATGTTTTAACATAGTGTTTATTTTTTGTTCTTGAATCTCTTTATTCATTTGTCACACTCCTTAATAATTTCATCTAACACAGCCTCATCCACAATCACCTGACCCTTATCCGTATGCTTCTTAGGCCGCCAGCCAAGCTCCATCAGCTTTTCAGCGATTTGTTGTCTTGAACCGGGATTGAAAGTAACAACGGAGTCTTTTGTGTTCTAACTCAACGGATTGAGTAGAAAACTCTTTCTCATTGAGTAATTTAACCAAGTGGTGATACAACACCTCTAGCACATCAACGTCCCTGACACAGTAATGATCCATCAATGCTTCGTGTGGCTCATCAAACTCCAGTAGCTTAGGTGTGTCCTTCTCGCTACGGTTAGTCATCCAAAGCCATACAGCTCGATAGTCAATCTTCTGTAGTCCAAGCCTTTCTCCCCATGCCTCTAGGCTGTGTCCGTTCTCTAGACTCGGATCTAGTAGGCGGCTTACAATCAGTGTATCGAATACCTGATTCCCATGAATCTTCGTATTCCAAAGCCTGTTCAACACTGGAAAATCGAAGTTGATGCCGTTGTGAGCGACTATCAACGTAGTGTCCTTTAAATACTCCACGAGGGGCTTTGCTTGTTTCCATAACTTTGTCTCACCTGTGTCAATGTCTTTAGTCACCACCACCCAAATGTGGTCATGCTTCGTGTTGGTTTCAATATCCAAGAGGATACGTTTCATCTCAATCCTTTGTCACAGAGGTGCTTCTCCGTTCTTTATAAACACATGGTCAAACTCGTTGTTCTGATGCCACACATCAGAGGGTTCCTGTTCCTTCTCACAGATACAGCGATCCACCCAGATAGGCTCAGAGGGGAAAGGCCAGCAGTCATTGATGACTGACAACTGAATCCGGAAGTCGTTACGACCTACCTCAATGCCTCTCTGATTCTCAAACTTCCAAATAGTTCCGTTCATACGTCAAACTCCTCATAGGACATAAACTCTTTCTGTCGCTGTGTATCCATCTCTGAGTAACTCTCAAAATGGTTCTCACCGCAGCACTGGAAGCTGTGTTTAACATCATCACAGTAGCAGCAGTATTGGGTACTGTCGTTCATCAGTTCTTCGTGTCGTTCTTGCTCAGTCATAGCACTTCTTCCTTTTGTTCAATCATTCGACCTGTCATCTTATCATACTTCAGGCCACAGGCAGGGCCAGTGTAACCGTTGTAACGATTCTTGGCAACAGCTACCTTGGTAGTGTGTCGCTCCTCTTCGTTCTCTGCCATGCTGTTACGCTCCAATGTTATCACAGCATCGCTCAGTTGTGCAATAGCACCTGATCCACGTAGTTGTGATAAAGAGACACTACCACCATCTTCGTGGCCTGAGTTGCCTTGTGGCCTACGGAGGTGAGACACACAGATCAAAGTAACTTCCAGTTCCTGTACCAGTGTACGGAGCTTGGTCATCATGTTGTCTATAGCTTTCCGTTCATCACCCACATCTTGACCAGATACAACAATGCTAATGTGATCCAAGAATACAACACGACAATCACACGCTTTAGCCATGTATCTGATCCGGTTGGCGATGTTGTCCACATCACTACTACCAAAATGGTCAAACAGATAAATACGATTGCTTCCAAGTGTAGCATCAAACGAATCCTTTAGTTCCTTTTCAGTCACAGGTGTGTCCGGGAGATGCAACAGTTTGTTTGCATGGAGACTCATAATACTCCGTGCTGTCTTACGTGTTGACTCTTCCAAAAACAACCCACCAATGTTCCATGTTGTCGTCTTGAGCAGGTGATACAGAATCTCCCGCAAGAACTGACTCTTACCCAACCCGCTTCCGGCAGTAACCGTGATTAGCTCGGCAGGACGGAAACCATAAAGCAGCTTATTCAAGCCTTCCCACGGGTACTGTGCCTCTGCCACAGGTTCAGGTTTAATGACTTCCTCCCACAGCGAGGCAGCATTGATGATACCGTCAGGAATGTAGACCTCAGCCTTCCACCACTCGTTAACGAACTCCTTTGAAGCCCCTGCCTTGAGATAGTCACAGGCATCCTTAAAACCTGCCTTGTGCTGCACGATCTTGGCCTTCTGACCGAACACCTCAGCCACCTCTTTAGCAGCCTTCTTACCCGGCTCATCGTTGTCAAAACAGATAACAATGGCCTCAAAGCTGTTCAACCACTCATACTGTGCCTTACAGTCCTTCAGGGCTGCACTGGCTCCGTTTCGGATAGAGACACTAGGCCATTGAGAACCTGTAAGTTGGTATCCTGCCAATGCGTCAAGTTCTCCTTCGTATACTGTGACGTACTTCCCACCTGAGTGAAAGAGATGTTGACCGAAAAGAGAGGCTTCTTTGAAGTTTCCAGCGATGGTGAAAGACTTGTCTGCCACGTTGCGTACCTTAACAGCGACTCTAATTCCGTCTGCGTCAGCATAAGGGTAAAAGTGTTTGCCTTCATCTTGAGTAACTCCAAACTTATCACAGGTTGCTTGACTAATCCCACGATCAGGGATTGCTTTGGTTTGTCCACTAGGGAGCATCATTACTTGATTCCTTCCACCAGATACATTGTACCTGAGTATTTCCATATATTCCCGTTCTTCCGAGGTTTCATTCCCAGAAGGCGTGTACGTATGACAAACATGGCAGTACGCATGTCCATCATCGTATAGACTGTTCCCGTCACTGCTGGTGCAATGAGGACAGGCAATGTGTTTAATGAACTTAGATTCAACTTTCATCACGATGCCAGTTTCCATAGTCCAATGTTAGCAAAAGCATACCCCATGTACGCCATACACATACCCATGTTGCCCTTCAAACCCTGCTCCAAGGCCACATAAGCATAGATAACCCCTGTGAGTGCTATAAGCCACCCACTCACTGTTTACCCCTTGCTTCTATCAATTCCTTGTGCAGTTCATCCAAGAATTTACTATACCCATAGTCACCACGGCGACACAGTTCAGCAGCCCCTTGGAGCACGTTTCGCTCGTACATCTCCTGCATCACCTGATCGAAGTCAATGTCATCCTCTAGCATCTCTTTGCGCTCAATGTCCATCTCTTTAAACTTACCCATCATAAGCTCCTTTGAAGTAGTCCAACAACGATACCGAACAACAATGATACCACAAAAACAGACAGGAAGAATATCCCCCAAGCCTTTAGGGTCTTTCGCCAATGGCTAGGTGCTTCATGTATCTCAAACGTAGGTACTTTCTTTCCAATCTTTGCAATCATGTGTTCTTCTCCTCAGATTCATAGTCCAACCCAAGCTCTCGTGCGTTCTCTGCCTTCTTGTCGAGGGCTTGCTCCACCGCTCGTCCAGCGTCATAGCCGTAGTTCCAACCCATCTCAACCAGATCAAGTTGGGCCTCGCTGTAATACTCGGTGCGAGGCACGCCATGCTCCATCACGTTGCCGTTCTTCCATTGCTCAAAGCTCCTGTAAATGTCAATCTTTGCTATCATTTCTGACTTCCTTTACAATATTGACGTTTAATGTACCTAAACTTAGGTGCATCGTTGTTGCTAAATACCTTTAGACAATAGTCTGGGGAAATAGCCACCATACCCTCGTCATACCCCTGTTGATAAGCCTTATCTCTCTCAATACCCACCACCCTGATATGAGTTAAGACAAAACCCACAATCAATAGACAAACCAAGATATAAACTTTGATTAAAGACATCCTAACTCCTTCATGTTGGCACGGTTCTTGCACATAGTAGTATACATATAAGTAACATTAACAGTTATTATACATTAATAGTGTATTAACTTATAATGTAATAACTTATAATAGATTAACTTATAATGTATCATTAATGTCCGAATGTTCAGATTCAGACCTACTAACCATCAATTGATTAATCAATCTCTTTGGAACTATTTGTGTCGATACCAAACATTCACAACACATGTCCAAATATTGTCCTGTCTCAGGATGTTTCAAGATTGATTCACCATCGCTCAGATTCACATCACAACAAATACAACGAATTTTGGGTTCCTCGCTTTCTTATTTCCACGTTTGATGATTTACAACCCTACACACTTGTGAGCGGTTGTGTCCATATTTTCTAACCAATTCAATTTGTGAAAGACCTTTTTTGTAATCTTCACGAATTGCGTCTACAACTTCTTGGGTTAGCCATTTATGATTTGGGTTGCGCCCTCCTCTAAATCTTCCCTTTTTCAATTTATCGTCTGAATTCTCTTTTGCTGTTCCTAAAAACAAATGTTCAGGATTAACACATGATGGATTATCACATTTGTGGCAAACAAACAAAGACTTTTCCAATGGGCCTTTAAATAACTCGTAAGAGTATCGATGGGCTTTAACCATTTTCCAATTGCCTTCGACTTTTCGCCGAAAATGTCCATAACCTCCTCGATATGTTGCGGCTATCCACTCCCAACACCCTCCGTTTTCTTCGGGGTGTTTAACAACTTTTTCCATAAATCGGTCGATTTCTTTACGCATGGTTTCTCCTTTCATCGCGTTGCATATATTGTATCATATGACGCAACAAAATGCAACAACTTTTTTAGAGTGTAGACTCTAATTCACAGCGCATAATCACCCCTTGTTTAAACACGTTTTAAGAGCCTGAACACTGTTCAAGCTACCCTACCCTTACCCAAGGCTTTTAAGAGCCTTCCTGACCCCCTAAAGCCCCTTCTGGAGGCTTTTTCTTCAAAGGCCAACACTCAGTCCATGCCGCAAGGGTATACTGGTTACCTTGGAGGTCGTAAACAGTAGCATACATACCATCTAGCCATCCATATTTAAATACCATGCCATGCATTTCAATGTATTTATCTTTATCCCTGTATTCAGCTAATTGCCAAAGCTGTTGGGGGTTATCGTCTTTATAATCGTTTATATCAGTTCCTGAAATCATTTCTTTGTATCCTTTCGGGTATAGGGTAAAAACAGTGCTAACAGTTTATTCAACATATCAATCCTCCAAACAAAGTGAGACAACATACAACAAAGCAAGGGATATAACCATAATCATAGGCTTAACCCTTCATCCTCTAACAGCAATTCAATGCCTTCGTCAATACAGTCAATCCATGCATTGTCCAATGGCCCGTCTTTGACTTTGAGGTGAAATGTTGCAACGACACACGTTAGGATTGATTTAAGGGCGTGTTGAGCCTCTGATTGAGTCCAATCTAGGGGTGTGCGTCTAATCACACTGTTTACGCCTTGTAGGTATGCTAAAACCTCACGTTGACGTATACCATCAACAAGGGCTTGTTGTTCGTCTGTCCAACGATCATCGTTTCTTGTGATACTGCTCATACTGTTAGCTCCTTTTGAATAAAATCATTTACTGTATCCATTTGTGTAGCTGATAGCGCCCACTCAGATACCCCACCATCTAAACACAAACCTTGATTTTTACGCTCTACAATGGTAG